TTTTGTCTCCAATAAACTATATCGTTCTTTTTTGTAATATCATATAAATGTTTTATCTGTTTGTCAAGAACTTTTTTGGTTCCAAAGTTAAGACTTCCTAATGCGAGAAATACATCAAATTGTTTATGTGGTTTGTAATCTTCAAATGCAATCTCTTGATCTGAATTACTATTATGTGGGTCTATTCCATATAAATTAGGAAAGTGTGGTTTAAGTAAATTGTAACCACATCCTATATCTAGTATATGTGCGTCTTTGTCTATCTTATCTAATAACTGCCAACCAGAATATTTAAACTTATCGTAGTTTGGTCGCCAGTTATTTCGAAAGTATGAGTCTATCGAAGTCATTAATATAATCTTTCCATTTATCTATAGGGTTCACATCAAGGAACTTTATCAAACTATAGTAGGTTTCATCGTCTTTGTCAAGTAAATTATTGATCTCTAGCTGATAATTTAATTTATGTTTTGGCAAATTATCTTTCATGTAATTTTTTTTCCAAATTGTTTCGTGATACTCTTTCCAATTATCTTTAAACTTTAAATTTTCTTTCCAAAGCTCATGTCTTTTTATATACAAATCTTTATATTTTGAAAATGGACTTAATATTACAAAAACTATTTTATGATCTGTTTCTCTTATTAAATTATAATTGGTGTAATCCCACTTAAATGGTTTGCCATCTATTATTGAACCATCTTCTAACCAATTTGCACCAACACAACTATGACTTGCAGGTACGTTTAAATCAGAAACGTATTTGTAACATTGCCTTAAATCTGAATTTGAAATCTTTTCAAACTCTTTAATAAAATCATTTGTAGTTTTTACATTGTTTAAACAAACTTTATTGTTATCTATTTTTAATTTTAAAAACTTTTCATATAATGTTTCTGTTTCAAATGGAAGTTTTTGAAATCCATTATGTTCGGCAATAAAATACCTTAACCAATCTCCAAAAGTCCCAGCAGTGTAATCAACTAAAACATGATTCATTAAAGTATCCTATCATTAAATTCATCAATATAATCTTTCCAATTAGGAAGTGGTTTTACATTTAAAAACTCTGTTAGTTTTGTATATAATTCTTCATCATATTCAAACAATTCATTTATCTCCAATTCAAAATTTAATTCATGTTTAGGATATTCTTTATTTACATAATTATACAACCATGTTTTTTTATGTTCTTTTTCTAAGTCTGTTTTTTTCTTTTTAGCATCTTCTCTATATCTCATCATATATGGTTTCTCATATTTTGAGAATGGACTTAATGAAACAAAAATTATAAGATGATCTAAATTTTTTCTAACAATATCGTAATACTGAAAGTCTATATCTTCTATTTTAGTCCAATCAGAACCAACAAGTGTGTGTCCTTGACCAATTAGTTTTGGTGCATCGGCAGACTTCCATACTTGTCTGTACTTATCGTAATTTGGTGCTTGTTTTTTAAACTCTTCTATAAGATCATCACCAGTTTTAATATGTGTAAATGGTATTTGTTTAAGTGGTCTTATAGGATAATGTGGTGTAGTAAAGTTTATGTGACCAACATAGTTAATATACACACCTTCTCTACCATACTCTTCAAACTTTTCAAACCCATCATGCTCTGCTATAAAGTATCTTAACCAATCTCCAAATGCACCTGCAGAATAATCTACATATACATGTTTACCAATCTGTCTCATAGTCTCTCACTTTCACAGGTTTCCATGTCGACCCATATTCATCAAACTCTGGGTCATCTAATCCATTATCCATAAATCCAAATGGTGCCATTTCGTTTTCCATTTGATTTTGATTTTCTTGTAACATATTTGCTCTGATATTTACATCTGTTAATTCTTTAAAATATTTCTGGTCCATTGCCCAACACATTAAAACAATACACATAACTAAATCATCGTTAGAACCTGTATCTGCTTCAAACTGATTTCCTTTTACAATAAATGTAGATAATTCATTTATTATATCAAAGTCTTCTACTATAATTTTATCATTCTCAATTACTTGTTTCATATTAGAACAACCAATCTTCTTAACTGCTTTTGTTGTTCTAACTCCTAACTGTCCTTTAGTACCAGAAAACCCACCACCCATGATTTGTCCAGCACGACCACGCATATAACACATTACAATATTGTCATATTCTAATTCAAAGTGTAGTGTGTCTGCTACTTGTTGTCCTATATCATTTACTTCCGTTAATACAAATGCATGATTATATGCTCTTGCTACTGCGTTAATTTTATTTGGAAATAACAATGGTTTTATTTCATTGTCTTTAAATACTGCAACAATTTTGTATGGAACTGTTGTAACATCAAAACAAATAAATGCTGAGTTATCGTTTTGTGTTCCTCTTGCAACATCGGCAGTAATAAAATATGTATGATCTTTTATTGGTTTCTCATATACTTTTAATCCACCTGCTTGTTCTATTGGATTTTTGTAAGATAACAATCTTAATTTAGAACCATTGATAAGAGTATTTGCAGAACCTAAAAACTCACACTCAAACTCTGAGGCAAACTGTTGTTCACTAGTGTTTGCGATTGTTTCTTTTTTCCACGCTTCATCACGACCAGGTACTTCCGTCCAATGTACCTCAATAGGAATATAACTGTTTCGTTTGTGTGTAGCATCATTCCATAACTTGTAAAACATATTCATACCCATAGGTGTAGATACAATAATTACTTTTGTAGATTGACCAGAAGAAATTGTAGGATACACTGAACTAAAAAATTGCTCTGCAACAGTGGCAGGTACGAATGCAAACTCATCAAGGAATATAATATTAAATGAACTACCCCGAACTGCTGATGCAGAGGTTGATGCTGCAAGTATCTTACTTCCGTTCTCTAATTCAAGAGAACCTTTGTTCCATGATAGAACACCTTGTTGTAACCACTTAGGAAGATTTTCATATGCAAGTTGTAATCTGCCTAACAAGTCTCTTGCAGTTGCAGCCTTGTTGGCGAGAATTGCAATGTTTTTATTTTCATTAAACAATGCATAGTGTAAAAGATATGACACCATAATTGTTGACTTACCAGACTGTCTAGGAAGTTTACAAATTGTAAATCTGTTTTTATGGAATGTACCTAACATGTCTTTTTGAAAGTTGTACATTTTAAAAGGAACAAGTCCTTTATCTAGAGATACAATCTTAATATAATTTTCCACAAAGTATTGTGGGTCTTCCATACATTTTTGTATTTCTAAGACTTGATCTTTGGTAAATTCTAATTCTTGATTTGCTTTTTTAAGTAATGGATTACCTAGATAATGTTCGTCTCTTGCACTCATATTATTTTTCTACTTCCATTGTCTTACCATCAATTCTACCCTTTACTATTCTAGTTGGGTTTCTTAATGTTGTTGTACATTTCTTTTTACAATAACTAGGACATTTATCAGTATATAAGTTATCGTAAAATGTTTGCCATGTTTCACTATTAATAATATCTTCTACTTTGTTATGTCTAATATTTAGTTGTTCATTTTGTAACGCTTTATATTCGGGGTCGTGAACCTGTTCTTCATCTAACCAACAACATGGATACATTTGTCCTGTGGCTGCTAAGTAGGGTGCTCTTTGTTGTGGGTCTTTTAAACACTTTGGTACAAATACTTTTTCTTTTTCTACTTCTTTTACTATTTCAACTGTGGGTGCAAGAAATTCATTAACTCTTGCAGTATGGTGTATTTCAATTTTTATTCCGTGATTATCTGCTAATCTTTTTGCAAAATCAATTTTATCTTCGTTATATTTAAATACTAGATACTGCCATATTACATTGATATTCATGTTTCTTGCTTTTAACATAACGTCAAATAGATATTCACCATCTTGATTTTCACGATACGCAAAACTTTGATATGGAAGACCATCTATTCCAAATACCCATACACAATTAGGATTTGCCTCAAATGCTTTCTCATACCAATGCATAGGTTTTTGTGATGCGGCTGTATGTATCTGAACAAATTTATTTTGTTCATAACACATCTTTAAGAATGTATGTAAATGAGGATTGAATATTGGGTCACCATAAGTACCACACAAATAAATGCTATCATAATAATCTAGCATTTTCTGAAAACTTTCTATTGATATATCACCACCAGGTATTAATTTAGGATTTTCAAATTTTTGTCTAGCACACATAGAACATTTAAGTGTACATTTATTTGTAAGGTCTATATCGCAATCTTTATTTTTAAATCCATTATTTTTATAATCAATCATTATCTTTCTTTTTTAACATTTTCTGTAACTCAGCAGTTGACCCTACAAACAAAGCGTTAGTAACATTTTTAGGTGCCTTACCAGGTACCTCTTTTAATTTTTTCATCTTCTCTTGTAGTTGTACTAACTTTTCAGTTACATCAGCAATATTTTTTATCATATTACCAGCAACTTCATATGCTCTAGGATGATCTGATTCTTTTGCAAGCTCAAGTATACCATCAACTGCATCTTGACCTTTATCAATTAATGTGTAAAAGTTTTGTCTTTGATATTCGTAGTCAACATCAACATCATCACCTTTTGGTATTACAACAGGTGGAGCTTTTTCTTTTACAACAACCTCTTTAGGTTCTTGCATTACACCTAATGCATCTTCAATAATTTTATCTACATCTTCTTTAGACATTTAAAAAAGTCCTTTTCATTTTTGCATCTTGTTGGTTGTGATTTATACCACACCTTTTTCTGCATATTTCATACGGGTCAGATTTAATCTTATCATTAAATTTTTTCCATATATCAGAGTTGATTATTTCATCAACTGTATTTTTATTTAGTTTCAAACTATCGTCAAATAACTCTTTCACTTCGTCTTTGTGTGAGTCTAACCAACAACAGGGTAATATGTTGCCTCCAGCTTCATAATACTTTGGTGTTGTTTCATTTAGACATCTAGGTTTTACTTGACTACTATAATCATATTCTAATTTAATATTATTACCATCAACATCTGTATTACTTTCTAATAATTGTAATCGTATTCCATTATCAACTGCTAATTTGTAAGCATCTAATTGAGTATCCTCGTTGTAATCAAAAATAATATATTGCCACTCTACATCTAATCCTTTTTTATGAGCATCTAACATTCTTTCAAATAAATATTTGCCGTCTTGATTTTTACGATACTTATGACTATCTTCTGGTAGTCCGTCAATACCAAATTTCCATTCTGCTTTAGGATTTGCATCAAACGCTTGATTATACCATTCTTTCTTTTTATGACTTGCGGCTGTGTGTACGACTGCTTTTTTATTTTGGTCAAAGCACATCTTTAGAAACGTTATAAAATTTGTATGAAAGATTGGGTCTGATTGTCCACCACAAAACATAATCTTATCAAACTTATCAAGAACTTTTTGAAACTCTTCAACTGTTATTTCATTTTTAACAATTGTATAATCATGATCTTGTCTATTGCAACCTGCACATTGTAATGTACATTTGTATGTAATGTCTAAGTTTATTTCTTTACTGCAATTTTCCATAATATAACAAATATCAAATTATCAATTAAGTATCATCACCTGTCTTTGGGTCAAATGTTTTTGCATCTTCAAAGAAAGATACCTGTTCGTTAAATCCAAAATCATCATTATCAACATCTGAAATTGTTGCTGTTGATGGTGTTGGTGTAACTGTATATCTTTGTTCTCTTGCTGGTGTATTAACTGGCAAGTCTGAATATTGATCAACTTGAACTTGTTTAATAACTTTATCTGAGGTAACAGGACCATACAAGTAAAACTTACATGTGAAGTTTAGTGTATAGATAATTGCTCTTCTCTCGTTAAAATCCCCTCTGTAATTATCTTCGTAATTAATAGAGTTTAGAATAATTGGTACATCCCTTTTAATACCCATATCAGACATATCATTAATTGTTACTGTATAGTCTGGTTGGAAGTATGGAACAATTTGTTCAATCATTTGCAAAGCATCATCTGATTGTTTTGCCATTGCGTATAATTCAAAATCCAAATTATATGGAACAGGCATGTATTGACTGTCAACTTGTTTAGTTGTAGAATTTTTACTTTTCTTAAACTTTTGTACTCTGTTTAATTTTCTTTGAGGGTCGTATGCTAAATTTTGTATTTCAAATCCTAATCGTGGCAATGTAATTGCAACTTTAGAATCTAAATTAGCATCTTGATCTAAACGAGTTAAAAATTTTTGTCTTGGGCCATATGCTAATGGCACCTTCATCTTTTGTATAATATTTCCGTTGTTATCTTTTCTAACAAGATTAATATTATTAAATATCGTACCGAATGTCACGACCATTCGTCTTATTGTTTCGTGATAAAATTGTTGTCCTAGCATTATAATTCTCCAGCATCACCAAATGGGTTTCTTTCAGTGAAGTCTAATATTGTATCATCTTGTTCATCAAACAACTCATTCTGAGCTGTCTTGTCTGTTGACATATCTCCTACTATATAGTCTTCCGTTAATAAGTAGCTATCGTCACCTGAGTCAGCAGGATTTTCAAGAAGTATGTTTGTTCCGATTGAAGAACTATCATCTTCGTGGACGATTGTATTACCATCTTCGTCTAATAACGAATCTGTTTGAGTACCATTTGTAAAGAACTCAAGAGCAATACTCTCGTTGTATGCTGTTGTTGCCTCAAGAGTGAATTGATGATTTAAACTATCTTGAGTTAACGCATCTTCTATCGCATCAATATTTGTAACACCCGTATTCAATTCCTCTGAACTGTATTCGAATTGTTTACATCTTAATTTGTAAACAGGGTTATTATCTAATTGATGAAATGGTTCATCATGATCTACAAATGAAACTTCGAATAGTTTATTTAGTACAGGATGAAATACTAAATCGCCTTCTTTAGGTCTATTGTTATATGTTCCTAAAGTTGCGTCTTCGTTTCTTAAATATGCTGAATCAAAAGTTGCTGATTGTATTCCGAAACGATGTTGTGCAAGTGTACCTGACTCTAATAAGATTGAACCTTCAGTAGTGTCTGTTCCACTTTCTAAATCTAGTTGATGAGCAACATCATCAAATCTTTTTCTATGTACAACAAATGTAATTTCGTTTCTATTTTCTAAACCGAATTGTTGTATTAATTCTTTTTCCCCTTGATAACCACCTTCTGCATCCTCTACATACATTTCAATAGTTTGTTGTTTTTCAAACTTTGAAAGAGAGTCTTCGCCAAAAATATCGTCTCTGGCTTGCAATGTTCTATCCATATAATTAACATCGTGACCGTGAATTTGAATTGACTCTCTAATTAAATTAGAGTATGAATCCTGTTCACTTGTCGATGCGGCAAGACCTGATGATTTAAACGCACTGTTAACAGCCATGGTTATCCTTTAATTATCATGTCTGGGTATTGATGATTATCAATAAATTGTTCTATCTCTCTAATTTCGTCTGTTGCTTGTTGGTAAATCTGATCACCATTCATTGTGACCCCACCAAGTAATTGAACATTTTGAAATTTGTTTAAGTTGGAACCCCATTGTTTTTTGATTAATGCAGACGCATATCTTTTTAAATGTATATTGTTGTAAATATCAGTATAAGATGTTGGGTCTAGTTTTCTATAACATTCAATAATTAAAAATTCACCTGCTGAAACTGCTTCCCAATCCATGTCAAGATATAATCTTGATTGATGTTCAGAAAATCTTAGAGGTGTTTGTCCTACTAGAATATGTGAAATATAATCTAGATGTTGCATTGTCATTTCATAATGTATCATTGATGTGGATGAAAAATCGTAAAGATCGTTTAGTCTCATTTGATATTTAATATCAAACATATTAGAAGACGCTGCGTTGTCCATTGGAAAAACTTGTACTACTGAAAGAATAGTACTTGGCATAGGTATAAAATTATTACCTTCTTTAAATGATGCAGTAACCGAAGTATCAACAATGTCTGTTGCTGAAGTTGTTGTGTTACCTCTTGCTCTAGTTATATCGTCTGCTGTAATTTCGTATTTTAAATACATTTTTTCAACTTGATCAAAATGATATGTTGAAAAGTATTGTAATGCTTCATCAATACGATCATCTACTTGATCGTCTGATACATTGATGTCAATTACTCCAAATCCTAAGTTTCTTAGGCAGTAATCTTTGAATGTACTCTTTGTAGTTGGTGTTGCCATTTAATTTTCCTTTTAAGTATTTATCTAAATCCTCATTTGGCGACCACCCTAATTTTAAGAGATTAGCGTTATCTGCCGTGTTATCTTCCATTTCAGATGGGTCACCATCCTTGATTGGCACATCATATCCATATTGTTTTACAAGATCAGATACTTTTCTTCCTTTTCCTGTGCCTACATTATAAATTAAATTATCAAGTTTATCAAAATTGTCCATGTGTAAAAATAACTTAATTGCATCTACAACATCATTAACATGTACAAAGTCTCTAGTATGATTAGTAGAATATTTAAGTTTTCCTTTTAGTAATAATGGAAGTAACATTGAGTCTCTTGCACCATCACCATAAACATTAGAAAATCTTAAACCAACAAATCTTCCATAAACATTTGCCATGTCTTCCATTACTTTTTTAGAAGTACCGTATGGGGACTTCCACCATTCTTTAACGCATGACGATGAAGCATATATACATTGTGTATTAAACTTCTTACATAATCTAAAAAGATGATTAGTTTTCATTACATTATTTTCATACCATAAGTTGGGGTCTTTCATACTTGCCCGAACATCTGCGTATGCAGCTAAGTGAACAACTTTATTAACCTTTTTAATAACGTCTTCACCGACAGTACCAACATCGTAATCATCTTTAAAATCATATCCTAAAACAATATGACCATCACTAATTAGTGATTGCTTTAAATATGAACCAATAAATCCTTTATCACCTGTAATTAAAATAACCATTGACAAACCATCCTAAATATTATACTATATAACATATTTATAATACCAGAATGGAACTTAGATGTCAAGAGTTATTTACACCATATATATCGATATACCTGAAAAAGAGTTAGATTTCTTTGATAAAGATATAATCAAAGAGGGTCAAACCCCTACA